TTCTTCCATAGGGAGCGTTTTCTAATAAATAGATTTTGTAAGATTTTTTTTATTTTTTATTATCTTCAATCCACTTATCTAATAAAAACTTCCTTGTAAAAACGGGCATTTTAAGAAAATCAGTCCACGATATATGTAGGACCGAAGCCAAATAATAAAATTCGGACAATTGAGCTTGTCTATACTCAGAAGAAAGGGCGAAAAAATTCGACCCCAAAACCCACATTCACGGTGAGTCTTTCTCCAGACGGGGTCATAACGATGCGGGACATATCCAAACGGGGTTCGTTTTTGTCCATGAATTTTTTTATGTGTTTGGAATCGGCAATCATCATCGTTTCAATAAAACGAGAAATCATTCCCTTATCTGTATTTCCGTCTACGGCAACAATTTCTTTTTGAAGTCTCCACGTTCTTCTCGGAGCCACTCTACCTTGGGGGTATGTGTCCACTTGTTTTTGAATCTCATTAACTTCACCATATGTAAGTGATTTGAGTTTTACGTTAGCCCCTGAAATAGGTAACATCGTTTCGAAAAATCCATCTTCACCAGGTTGTTCACCGTTAATAATTGTTAATTCATCCAACCTTATGTTGGTGGTAAATTGTTTTTGAGTTTTGGGGTCAGTAAGTTTAAGTTCAACTTCGGGACCAAAAGCGGTGTTTCTTAAGAAAATTAAAAGTGCTTCGATATCTCCCTCTAACAATTCCTCGACCTTCATACCAGGTTCATAGATTTTGTTTCTAAGAAGGTTGAGTACCATATCGGTTCCACCCGCCATAATAATGTTTTCATCTGCCGCTGTAAGGTATCCAACTTTGATTGACGACTTCTTACCTTTATAAAACCATCCTTGTGATGGTAGACTTACCACATCGTGTGGTAAGTCAAAATTCATTTGTCCGTATTCTTGTGATTCTGTTGCCATATAAAAAAACCGTAGAGTTTTGCTCTACGGTTAAAAATAATTTGATATAAATTATTGTAAATGTAAAATTAGTAAATCAATACACAACGGTCCATTCTCAAAGTGGCACTGATTGTAGCTAATCCGTCTTGTGAGTAGGACAATGAATTAAAGTTAACGTCAGTTAAGAATGTACCATAAAGAATCCATTTTTCTACTACAACACCCGTTGGGTCTAACATTTCGAGGTCGATGTCTTTCTTATAACCCGCAGCGTAACCCATACGACCTGTTACAGATTCTGCGTGTAAACGAACCCACTCCATAAGAGCTTGGGCTGCTGATGGACCGATTGGGTCACGGAATACAACCGGAATTGTTTGCCAGTTAAACCTACCCGCCACAAACGTAGAGGTGTTCAAAAATTGGATTTCAGTTGCACCGATTGTAATGTGCGGTCTGGCGGTTGATTCTACAAACCATTCGTTAATTCCCAAGGTTGAGGGAAACCTAAGAATGAAACGATTCTGACGTTTCGGTTCGTAGGGAATGGGCATTTTCATTAATAAATCTGCCATGGTGTTTCTTTTTCTTTAGACGTTTTATCTTTGTTTATAAATATACCTTGTTAGTAAATTTTTCTATTGACTTCTCAAACTGGAAAATTACTATTCTACTAAATCCAGTACTAGTATTCTTTCTTAGTTCCTCCTTTAGTGGTATATGTTTTAATTGGTTCTTTTATTCCTTTAAAATATGTTTTCATTGCATCTACATTCTTTTCATCATCATCTGAAAAGCCAATAGAAGGTATAAAATTATTAGCAATGTCTTTTTTTAGAAAGGCTTTCTTTTGTAGAAGCGCCGCCATTGATTTAACATAACGGACAAAATCTTCCATCGCTTGAACTTTTAACTCTTCGGGACTTGACGCCGACGTTTCTTGTCCAAAACTCACAGGGTTATAACGATTAAGTTCTAAATAGGAACGGATAAGTTCCTCGTCAGACATATCTTCTTCACCCACAAAATCACGATATTTTTTTAAGTTTTTAATTAACTCTTCACGGTCGATTCCCCCAAAATTGTTTTGGATAAAATTGTAAATCGCCTCTTTTAGAGTGTTTGGGTGATGACCCCTCGCGGTGATTATCGCAAAAATAGACCCATTGTTAATCGCTTCACGAAAATCATCCCATGCGGGTCCGGTCTGAGCCTCTAAAGCGTCATCCATAAACTGAGCGTCACCCTTCACACCGAAATATCTAAAGGGGTCTTCAGCAAAACCAACAACGGTGGAACCTTTGTAAGGGAAAGGTTCTTTACCGATTTTTTCTCTGTGGTCTGCAAAGTCCGAAGTTGACATCATAACCTCATCACCATCCTCATCTAACACAACAATCTTTGTTGGCATGTGAACGATGTTGTCATCCCAATCAAATGCGTAGTATTTTAAATCAGGACCCGCTGCAGTTATTTTCTCGGATAAAAGTTTTTTCATCTGTATTTGGCTAAAAAGGGGGGATTAGTTCCCCCCTTTACAAAGATATTAAATATTCTCAAACGAAGCTCCTGTTGGAGTAATTAAGAATTCGATGTCGATGAATTCAAGTGCCTTCGTTGGTTTTAGGTAAATTTTACCTGTTAATGTATTTCTGTCCAAATCTTCAGGAGTAGAACTTACAGTTACACGGAAATCATAAAGACCTCTATCTCTTCTGATTGAGTCGAGGATTGGGTTCACCGAATCCAAGAACTGTTGTCTTACGATTTCATCGTTCTGTTCGAACAACAATCTAACTGCGACAGCTGAAATCAACTTACGAGCTTGTAACAACAATCTTCTTACGTTCAATCTGTTGAGAGCCGTATCTCTAACCTGAAGGGTTTTGTTACCCCAAATAACAGTACCAACATCAGAGAAGGTAGCAATTGGGTTAAGTCTTCCTTGGTAGAGGATGTCCCTATCTTCCTGAGTGAGTCTCAATCTTGCTTTCACAGAATTGACAAGACCTCTTGTGTAACCCGCCGATGCGAACCATGGGAAAGAAATGTTGTCTGTGAGTGCTAAGTTTCTACAAACTTGACCGGTTGGGGGAAGGTAGAGTTGCGTATTATTCACAGTATCTCTTTCAAGAATCCATGGGTAGTAAGTAGCGGTGTACGAAGAGTCAATCGCAGTTCCATCAAGGTTATCTACCGCCTCTTGTGGGTAGATAATTTCGTATTGAGAACCAGCGTCAGGAGTGTACATGTTGTAGTCAGGAGTTGTTACGATGTAAACCGAGTCAGCTCTCTGATTTGTTACCATGTCAATTGCCGCCTCACAAAGATTATTATTATTGATGTAATCAATACTTCCTGTTGCAAAGACGTTGATGTTAGTTGATTCAGGATTGTTGAATGACAAGATACCAAGAAGATATGCGTAGTAGTCAGTATTTGCAAAGTCCTGAGTATTGTCAGCCACTACAATTCTTTTGAATGTACCATCTCCCGAAGCTGTTGGATATCTTTGGGACAAATAAGCCCCTTGTAGGTAACCTGAAGCTCCAAGTTGGAACCTGTCAGTGTTTGTTCTAAACTCACGGTAAATATCCCACCCGTCAAATCCTCCTTGGAACATAAATGTGAACTTACGAGAATATAAGAAGTAGTAAGGATTAGCTTGGGTTGTTGGTTCTGCTTTGAAATCAGCAATACCGCAAACGAACGCTGGTGTTCCACTAGTGACAAACGCATTACCAATAGTTACGACTGTTGCTCCTGAGTCAAAGTGGAAACCTTGTGTTTGGTAGTTCCATGGTTCAGAATCTGTTGCGTCATACCAATTGACTGTTGGATTTTTTCTTCCCTTGTATTGAAGAAGGTCAGAATCGATACCAAAAAATGATGAAATCCCCAAGTAACTTCTTCGAACGTTATCTCCCGAAGCCGTTACAACGTTAGAACCACCAGCAGTTGTACCAAAAGGGGGGTCAAAGAGAGTTTCGCCAGGGTAAAAATATCTATTCTTGATAATTGGGAATGGTGAAGGATTGGTTGGTGATTCGTAAATTCTCTCATCAAGACCATAGAAACCACATGGAAGTGCGTCAAACGGAGCCTCATCCGCCATTTCAATCATAACATAAGCAGAGTTCAATGGGTATTCACCATCGAACGAACCAATTTTCTTACCAACAAAACTATTAGTAGCTGGGTCCAAAGTACAGTTGGTGTATTTTTCAAGAACGATTGGATTTGCGTCTGTGTCAAAGAAATCTCGTACTTGTACATCAAAGGTCATATTGTTGAAAGATACGTTAGCAATCGAAATTTTAATTTGAGTGTTTGCCAAATCACCATCAGAGATAGAAACAAATCTGAACAATTTGTAAACTTTATTACCACGAAGTTCAGAAACCACATATGGTGTTTTTGGACTTTGGTATTGTTGTAAATTCCACGCGATTGAAGTTGTTGAAGTAATATCACGAGCTTCGGGTAGTGCAATGAAATCACAATTCAAACCTCTCACATACCCTTTGTTGTATCCGTATGTTAAAAGACCTGGGTAAGATTCCTCAACATATACTGGTACTTCAAACTGAGACTTTCCAAAGTTAGTTATACCGAGAACCTTAGTGATGTAATTAGCATTACTTGCTCCGAATGAAACATCAAAATCAAAGTCAGTACCTGTTTTGGTAACACCACTTACTTGGAATGTCGCAAATGGATTCTGACTAATACCTGAGTAAGGTCCTGTACATACAATTTGTAAATCAGTGAGACCTGTTACTTGATAAAGTGGACCATGGTCAGTTGCGGTATATTCCGAAACCCCTCTTGAACGTAAAGTACCGACAACCAAATTACAATACTCAGTGAACGACTCACCACTGTAGAAATATACGTTTCCTGATAAAGTTCCTGAGAAAGTGTTTGTTGCACCTGTTGCATAATTTGTAACAACGTAATTCCAAGCATAACCCGAATAATCACATGAACTACCAGTAACATTAAAATTAGCGTAATACCAAGGGTCATTTACACTGTCAGTCAAATCGTTTGCTAAAGGGTCAAGACTATCAACCCCAAAATTGTTACTCAACACAGAGAATTGTGCATTGAATTGGTCATATCCAACCTGTGTGGGCATTCCGTAGAATTGAGCGGTTGTCGCAGATAACGAAGTGTTACCCGAAATAGAGTTCATGAAAGCTTGAATATCTCTCGAATAAGAAGATGTTGAACCATCATAAAGGGTATACTGATTGTTTAGTGAGTTTGAGATGATAGGTGGAAGTGCTGAAGTAAAAGTCACAGAGGACCCTGTTGAAGAACCTGTAAATGTAGCCGACCAAAATACTTGAGCAACACCAGCATCAATACCCACGGTTTCACCATCTACGTTAGCAATTGCGGTTATACTCCACGAGGGTCCAGCGTCATAACCTGAAAGTCCCAAGACTCTTGTTACAAACAATTGATTAGATTGTTGAAGGTAGGCTTTAGCAATGTAA